CGATATGTTTTCTATATTCTTCAAGAGTAGTTGCGCCAATACATTGAAAAGTTCCTCTTGCCAACGCAGGTTTTAACATATTAGATGCATCAAGTGAACCTTGTGCGCTACCAGCACCAATGATTGTATGTATTTCATCTATGAAAAGAATTATATTCTTAGTTTCTTCAATTTCTTTGATGATACCTCTTAAACGTGATTCAAATTCACCACGATATTTCGTACCTGCTACAAGCGCACCCATATTAAGAGTAAAAATTCTTTTATTTCGAATATTGTTAGGTACTTCACCATCAACAATTCGTTGTGCTAATCCTTCAACGATAGCAGATTTACCAACTCCTGGTTCACCAATTAATATTGGATTATTTTTCTTTCTACGAGAAAGAATTTGACTAATCCTTTTAATTTCAATTTTTCTTCCAACAACAGGATCCAATTCACCGTCTTTTGCCTTTTTTGTAATATCATCACCAAATTGCTCAATAAGTTTTGGTTTCTTATTTTTACTTTTTGTACTTGTTTCATGATTAGGTGTTTTTGAATCATCTTCTTCATCCCAATCCATATCATTACGTATTCCTGTAACTTTTTCATATATTTTTTTAAGTATTTCTCCTTCATCAATTTTTGAAAACATATCATTTAAAATGTTGTTTTTTGTGTTTAAAAGTGATAGTAACACAACATCAGTATCAACATATTTAACTTTCATTTCATCAATTATATTTACACAATTCTCAAGTATTTTTGTGACTTCTTGAGATAATTGAATTTTATCTTTTCGTTCTTTTAATTGAATATGCTCTATCTGATTTTTCATTATTAATGTTTCTTGAATAGTTTTTTTGACTCTTGGAATACGAATCTCAATTTCTTGAAGAACCTGATAAGCACGAAAATTTTCATCATCAATTAGAGCCAAAAATAGATGTTCTGGTTCAATTTCTGACGATTTATATTCCAAAGCAATTATTTTACTATTGTTTATCACTCTATCTACATCTTTGTTAAAGTTCATAATTTATTTTTTTGTTATAATTTATATATTTAATTTTCTTTATAAAAGTTTTCCTATTTTGTTTCAAGTATTTTGAATATATCACTAAAATCAATATTCTTTGTTTTATCATCAATTATCATACCAAGATAAAATAATGGAAAAAATACAATAGATGCTATCCAAACATATATTCCTTTAACGAACCAAGCAGGTTTGAAAAACGGTATTGCCCATTTTTTATATTCATCCCAATCTTCTTTGATGATGTTTAGATAAATATACAACATATATTTTGCTATAAATCTTTTCATTCATTTTTTATTTTTTTTTAGTCTTTTTCAATCGTAAGTGTCAATCCATGTTCTTCAAGTGACGATTTAAAAGGTTTTAATTTATCTTTAGAACCCGTTTTTAAAATACTAGCACCTTTTAAATGAACAGTCCAAGCAGTACTTTCTGCTTTTTTTGGATTAAATCCCATAATTGATATTAAACATAAAATGACATGATCAAAAGAATTAACTTCATCGTTCCATAAAATAAGTTTATATACATTATCTGATGATGGTTCTATACCTGCTTTATTAAGTATTTCTTCTAATGTTGTCGTTTTTTCTTTTGTGTCACTCATATTCCTAATTCTTTTTTATATAATTCATTCTGCAAATATAAACATTTTTTTAGTATAAAAAATTATTTTTTAATTTATTTATATTATTATCACCCTTCATAAATTTTTAATAATAATCCTTCTATATTTTTCCGAGTAATTTTTCTATATTTTTTCTATACAATATAAAAATTATTCAATTTGTTCTCCACGATTTTTTAAATCATCTTTTATAAGTTTTTCAATATATTTTGATTTATTAAAATAACCATTATTCATCATATATTTTTCAAGTTTCTCATTTAGTGTAATATTTACGGAAAAAGTTAAATTTTTTCTTTTTTCATCTTCTGATAGTTTTTTCCTCACCATTTTTTATTTTTATATATTATAAAAAAATAAAAAAGATTATTAATTAAGTTTTTAAATATTAAAATTATGTGAAAAATATGTGAAAAATATGTTTTTTGACTTTTAAATATTTATATATACAATAAAAGAAATAATTAATATGAAAAGAGAAATAACAAAAAAATCAATAACTATTACAATTGATAGTAATATTTATGATATAATTGTAAGGTTATTTGGAAATAAATCTAAATATGTAAATTATCTAATATATCAAGATTTATCAAAAAACACTAATGATGAAGAAATTGAAAAAATGATATTATAATGAAAACGAAATTAACTAAATCTGATTTTTTAGAAAAATCTAAATTTACACATGGTGATAAATATGATTATTCGTTAGTCGAATATGTTAAAGGTTCGGTAAAAGTTAAAATTATATGTAAGGAACATGGTATATTTACACAAACTCCATATAATCATATGAGATTTGGATGTAGATTTTGTTCAGCCAAATTAAATTCTATAAAATCAGCAAATAAAAAAAGATTAACAACAGAAATTTTCATAGAAAGATCAAATATTGTTCATGATAATAGATATGATTATAGTATGGTTAAATATGTTGATTATGAGACTAAAGTTAAAATACGATGTAAAGAGCATGGTATATTTTTACAAACTCCACATCACCATTTAGCAGGAATAAATTGTCCACAATGCTCTTTTAATAAAAAATTAACAACATCATCATTTATTGATAAAGCCAAACTTATTCATGGAGATAAATACAATTACAATAAAACTATATATGCACATTGTAAAGAAAAAGTCAAGATAATTTGTGATATACATGGAATTTTTGAACAAACCCCAACAGATCATCTGATTGGTTGTGGTTGCCCAATTTGTAATGAAAGTAAAGGTGAAATAAAAATTCGATTATTTTTAAAAAAGAATAATATTCAATTTAAGTCACAATTTAAATTTGAAGATTGTAAATATATAAATAAATTATCATTTGATTTTTATTTACAAGAATTTAATATGTGTATTGAATTTGACGGTGAACAACATTTTAAAAAATATTATTTTGAAAAGGATAATACTGGGTTAAATATTAGAAAACTCAGAGATAAAATAAAAAACGAATATTGTAAAAATAAAAATATTCGTTTAATGAGAATAAAATATAATGAAGATGTAAATTTTATTTTAGAAAATTATTTACCACAATTATCAAAATGAATATATTTCATAATTTTTATCATTTTTTTATCGCCAATAGATTTTGTAGGGGTATCTGACAATTTAACTACTGGTATATTATTAACTTCTGTAAGTTTAATAACCATATTCATTGGATTACTTTTTGTTTTATCGCTAATTTTTTTGAAATCAGATGTGAAAAATGTTCCAATACCAAATGAACATTTAATTTTATCATCACAATAATTTTTTATTTCTATTGATAATTCAATATTTAAACTATCACTAAATATGATATTTTTTGTTGTTGGATCGATGCCGAGTTTTTTATAATGATTAATAATTTTATCTGTAAAAACTTTCCATGAGCCACTATCCCAACGAACACCATCCCATAATTTAGCCTTTTCTAATGTGAATTCTTTTAAAAATGAATCTGTACCATAAGTATCAGGTAACATTATACCTAAACTACCCTTATAAGTTTTGGTCCATTTTTCCATGAAAAATTTATTAGGATGATTTAAACTTTCCAAAGCTGATACAGCACCAATTGCTTCGTGAGCACACGTACCTAATGGTTTTATGTTATATTTTAATGCAAAATATGGATTACTTGTACCAACAAATCCATCATAATCCATCATATTTTTAATAATAATGTCTTGTGTTTCAAAATTTCTTCTTCTTCTTGATCCAAAATCAGCAAATAAACATCCATTATCATTTAATTTAGTTGCTTTTAAATTTGACAATTCTATTTGTCCTTCCATATTCCAATCAGTATCCATCACCTTGAAATATACTTCAGATATTATAGACATAAGTGGAACTTCCCATAAAATAGTATCTCTCCATTTTCCTTTAATTTTGATATCTAATTCACCATTTTCTTGCAATGTTATATTTACTTGATTTGGGTTGAATCTATATGCAGATAAGTACTGACGATATGATATTGGTAAAAAAGTTAAATTATTTTTCATCCAATCATATTCATCATCAGTTAATTTTAAAGTACTCATATGATTGATATTTTCTTTAATTAAATCAACTGAGTCTTTATTAAAAATCATAGATTTGTCTCTATTGTTGAATGTATATTCTACATCAACTTCGGAATAATGATCAATAACAAAATACTGCATTGAAAATTTATAAAGGTCTGAATCTAAGATACTTTTAATTATTGGTTTATATATCATTTTTTTTTATTTATTAATTATAATGCAAAGATAATAAAATTATTTGAATAAAAAAGAATATTTTTTATTTATTCTTTTAAATTTAAATATATTTATCAATATCAAAATCTTCATTTTCAGATTTAATTTTATTTAAAACTTCTTCGGCTGAAAGTTTTATTAGTTCTATTAATTCTTCTTCAGTTTCAATATATATCCAACCATCTAAACCTTCAAGGCAATTAGATTCACAAGGTTCATTGCAACAAACTGTAAGAGAACTCAATTCTATACCATTAGGTAAAGTGTAATTGTTTTGTACATCATCCCAATCTGGTTTTGTGATTGTTTTTGGAAGATTATATTTTTCTATAATTTTTAAATTTAGTTTCATATTTTTAATTAAATTTTAATTTCAATATCATCAACAGAATTCACAACAAATACATTATGTTCATTAATCAACATTTCAATATACTTATCAATTTCTTCTTCTGAGCCTAATCCCTTAGTCGCTGAGAGATTTAATATCACTTGAAATCCTGCGTTACATAAATCTATAATTGTATCACCAACGCAATAGTTAAGGGCTAATCCTCCAACAACAACAGTCATTATATTATTTTTTTCATAATACTCAATTAAACCAGTTGAAATTTTCTTTTCTTGATCGTGATACACACCAGTATAAGGATGAAGATTAGCATCTACCCCTTTATTTACAAGAAAATTAAAATCATGAACTTCACCAAGTTCATCAAGAATTTCTGCACCATATGTTCCTGACATACAATGTGCATTCCAATACACATCAACATTTTTTTCACCAATAATTGGAGTTAACTGAGGATTTTCATTAGTTGCAATCCATATTGCGTTCAATGGATGAATATCTCTCGATAAAGTTTTAAATTTAAATTTTGAATTTTGTTTACTGAGTTCGTCACCTATAAGGTTACCTTCAGGTACTGGTAATTCATCAGGACAAAGTGGTGTAAATCCTTTTTGTGGATCAACATTGTGACTTGCAGTTCTATCATAAAGAACTCTTATTTTTTCTAAATTTTGAAATTCTATATTCATATTTTTTGATTTGTTAATTTTTTTTACAATGCAAAGATATAACAAAAATTGTGAATAAAAAATTATGTTATATACTTATTAATACAATTTTTTATTCACAATTTTTCTTAAAGTTTTTAATATATTCAAACATATTTTTACCTCCAATAAGATTTTGTGTATGAATTAGGCAAATAGGTAATTTGTGATTATTATCAAGACAATAATCACATAACCATTTAACACATTCCATACCTGTTTTTTCTTTATATTTAGTATAATCAACATCATGTTGTTTTAATAAATATTGATAATGTTCATCTGCTAAATCATGGTCGAAACTAACCATTTGCGGTAACCCATTTAATTTGATATACTTCACAAATTGATCATATGATCGAACTATCATCCAATCAAGATTAATATAATTCATATTTTGAGTGTAATCAAAAGCATCTATACCATGTGGTGTGTATGGTAATCTTTCATCGTCAAGAAAAAGGTTAAATTTATTCATTGTACAAAGATATATAAAAAATTGGAAATAAAAATTATAATTTCTGTAATATAGTTATTATTTTTGATAATGTTTCACCATAACTAATAATTCGTTTTGTTATACTTTCATATATAGTATGAAATGCAACTTCATTACGTTTAACTATAATATATGTATCGTCTTTTTGTAAATTTATTTTATAATAAAAATTTTTGTTATCATATTCTATATTATAAATGATATCATTATGCTCAAAATTTTTGAATGTTTCTCTACCTATTTTATTTTTGATAACAAATTTACATGGTTTATTGTTAAAAACCTTATTTAAATTTGTTAACTCAATACGAATTTCTCTTATTCTTTTGTAATACATATTATATTCATATAATTTTGTTATCATAACATTAGTATATATTAAAAAACCTCTCAAAAAATTGAGAGGTTTTTTAAAAATTAAAATTAAGAAATAATTTAATTTTGTTTTTTAATTTCCTCAGATTTTTTGCTTTTTTCTTTTGCTTTTTCTTCAAGCATTTTAACCATATCTGCGTTACCTTCTAAAAATCCAGGCATATTCTGACCAACCATCTTAAAAGCGTCATCCATTGGAGGAACGGATTTTAATAGATTTGTCAACCAGTTAGAAGTAGAAGAACCAGCATCACCACCTTCACCTCCACCAGTATCCCAAACTGTGATGTTATCAAATTTAATATTTTTGATAGCCTCAACTTGGGTTCTAATAATTTCAGGAAGTTTATCTGCAATCATCATTTGAACTGCTTTATTTGCTTTGTCATTTGTTCAAAGGTACCACGAGCCTGTGCATCCATCATAAAGAAAACACCATCAGCCTTACCTTTTTCAACTCTACGAATTCTTTCAGCCTCTGCTTCAGCATCAACTTCAATTTTCTGTTTTGCAATTTCAGCAGGAACAACAATATCTGCATATTTTTGTGAACGTTCTTTTGTTGCACGGGTATCTTCAGCTAAAAAAATTCTCAAAGAGATTAGATAAGATCATTTTGACGGAGCTAATAATTTGATTTTGTTGTGATGTTGATGTAAAATTATATGATTTTAAATATTTATCAAAATCACATGAAACAATGTGTGCATGGTATTTATCAGTCTTATTTAAAAATTCTGTTAAATAATGAGAATATGATTCGATTGTATTCTCTGAATATCTAAAATAATTTAAAGTTTCAATGTAAATCTTTAAATCATTTTCATTTTTCTGGTTGATTTCCATATCTTTAAGTGTTGTATTTTATATATGTTAGTTAGCTTTCATTAAAACGAAAAGCTAACATGCAATAAAAAACATGCTTACTTTTCGTTCTCGTATCAGCTTTAGTGGTTATTGAAGGAATTTTAAAATAAAAGCCAAACGCTTCTTTTTCTTATAACTGTAAATATCTTTATTTTCTTTACAGTTTCTTATTACTTCATATAATTCCCATCCACCTAAACCTAGTTTATTTATTTCATGTAAATCTGGTTCAGGCTTCTCTCCGTGTAGTTCAATTGTTAATCTGTTGTAGATATCCATCACATTTTTATTTTAAAATTAGTACTCGTATGTAATTTTGTGCCTTATTTCGCACGTTTCTTATTGCCGTCAGTTAACCACAATTTGCTACTTCCCAGTAAAACACAGGCTTACCTTGTGCTTTAGCATATTCTATTTCAATAGTGGTTCTTTCGCCTATATCAATTCTCATATTTTTGTCGGCTTCTTTTTCACCAATAACAGCTTTTGAATTCGCATCAGCAACTTTAATTCTTTGTTCTCTTTTTGCTTCTGCAACACCAATATTACGTTCTCTTTCTGCTTCTGCAACACCAATATCTCTAGTTCTTTCAGCATCAGCGACACCAACATCCCCATCTCTATCTTTTTCGGCAACAGATTTTTTAGCTTCGTTAATCGCCTGAGCCGCAGCTTCTTTACCTAGAGCCTCAATGTATCCAGATTCATCATCAATATCTTTAATATTAACATTGATAAGTTTCAAACCAACTTTTTTCAATTCGTTTTCAACATTTGTTTGAATTTTTTTCAGGAATTCATCACGATCGGCATTTGTAATAATTTTTAGAGATTAAACTTATATATTTATCTAAAAGAAGATAGTATTCTAAAAAGAAAAAGTTTAGTGATTTTTAATTAAAAATCACTAAACTTTAATAGTCCATTAAGGTTTTATTATTATAAATTATATTTACCTATATCTTTAGCTCTATCAATAATATTTTGTATCTGAGTATGATTAGCTCGGGCGGCTCTTACATCAAAACTATGCTCACCTATTGTTTTTAATAACCAATCTTCAATTTCTTGATAACCTTTATTATCTACCATATCTCTCACATCTTTTGGCATCCATATACCATACATTTTAATATTAGATTGAAATTTTGCTCTCATATCCATACCCGCAATAGCATTCATACCTTGTTTATCAGGTGTAATTCTATTCATTTTTTCTATTCCTAACACCTTTTTATAATTATCATCTGGCAATTTGATAAATTCATCTGTTGATAAAAATACATATAAATCATGGGTATCTTTATTAGGGTTCTCATCAAATAATTGTTTGAATAAATCTTTATTACTTATATGTTCACTATAATCTTCAAATAATTTTAAATGTTCCATTATATTACATTTATTTCATTAGCCATACAAACTTCCCCAGAATCTTTAATGAGTTTATCCATATCACCAAATGATATGTATGCAAATCCTTTTTTACCCCAATCTCTACCCCAAGAATTTTTAATTCTAATGAGTTTTTTCTTAACATTAACACCATCTAATAAATAAGCATGTCCACCTAATTTATCACCGGTTACTTTGATAATACCTTTTTCGTTTGGATAAAACATATCACGATGCCACCAAGTTCCAACAACAACAGGTCCTAATGTTAATAAAGCATTTACTGTTGTATCAATGTCCCATGACCAATTATAACCATTAATATATCCTGCTGATTGTAAAACTTTAACACCTGCTCTAACACTAGTTCCATCATAATCCTCACCAGGCCAACGATCTATCTTTTGTGCTTCATTATATAAATATGCTGTATCATAAGGTGCAACCCCACCTTTTCTGCTTGATTTTTGTGTAATTGGTCCTGCAGCTAACCAATGCGCCCAACTATATGCCACACATTGAGGTTTATAACCTTGATTACCCCACCAACCATTTGTCCACCAATATTTATAATCAATACCTGGTAATTTTTTCGGCAACATTGAACTAATTAAGAATTGTTTATCTCTATCATCAGGTTTGCTAAATCTGCCTAATTTAGATTTTAATTTATTTTCGTTCATAAGAATATTATTTTATTCTTATATATTAAAATTCATTTTTATAAATTGATTTATAAAAATTATCCCAAACGAAATACTTATTCATAGTTTCATATATATCATTAAGTGTAATTTTATGTATAAGATTTTCCATGTTCCAAGATTCAGGTTCTATATA